ATTGAAAGTGCCATTGAGCCAATTATTCCTTCAATACCGCCCATTAAGTAAGCTCCTGCTGGTGCTGCATATCTTCCAAATTGTGAATTTGGTGCAATCATTCCAATTGCTGCTGATGCAATTGCTGCACCACCAACACCTAATGCAACTTTTTTAAGTGTACTAGAAGATGTAAGAGATTTTAAGCCTTTCACAGATTTACTTCTTCGCTTGACTTTATTAGCTTTTCGTTTAAGACCTGTATATGCACGTCTAGCAGTTTTTCTTTTACCATATTTTTTAGTTGATGATTTTTTTCTTTTAGGTTTATTTCTTAAAGCCTTCATTTTTCTTCCCCATGCTTTAGCAGCAGCAGATCCTTTTTTCATTTTAGCCAAATCTTGTTGCCCTTCCTGAAGCTCTTGAAGTATAACTACTTGATGATGGGTTTGTACTTGTTGTAGTTTGTGAGAATCCTCCTGCACCTGGCCCAGTTGTTCCACTAGCAGTCGTAGTTGTTTGTCCTGATGTATAACCGCTTGATGAATGTGTAACTGTACTACCTGCTGGACTTGTTGGTGTGACTCCTGGTTGATCTGATGCAGTATTAACTATTGGGTCTGTTCTAGTTGTGTTTGATGCCGTATCTGCATTTGATTGCAATATTGCATTAACTGAATTATCCCCATAAAATAAAGTCTTTAAAGTAAATAATGGATCTAATAATTTTGCTGACCCTGTGCCAATACCTGTTAAAAAATCATTAATTCCCCCTCCTATACTACCAAGACCACCGCCAACACTAAACAAAGTTTGACCTAATGCTCCTGCAGACTCTGAAGCTTGTCCTGGTTTATTTATGACATTATAAAGAAAAGCAATTCCTAACCCTACGGCAGCAATCGGTAAAATTTTAGTTAATACACTTGTTATTACCATTATTCTAATTAATCCTTTGAGTAAATATATTTTTCCCCTTTACATGTAGGGCAATCATGTAAACTAAACTTCTCAACACCTGAAGCTCCAACATCATTAGTAATTACTTGACCTGTTGGTAAATAAGGAAATTCTGTATCTTCGCATGTCTTACAAGGTTGATTGGTCTGCTGCTTTCTCGGGTGCTGCATTGTTCCCTTGTTTGCTGGTGAATTTTTCCACAATTGATTTAATTGCATCTGGGTTGGACTTAACATAATTCTCTATAAATGATATAGCATTTTTGTTCTTTAAAAGTGGTCTTATTGATGCTGGAAGCTGGGGAGCTATCTGGTCGATAACACTAGCTATTGCACTAAATGGATCTGCAGCTTCGTCTGGACTCACAGATATGGTTTTTTTAGCCTGGTTAACTCTACCTGTTAAACGCTTATTGGTTGTCTCCAATTCTGTAATGTAAGTATCGTATTGTCTTTTAATTTTTTGAGAGATTGGAGCATTTCGTGTGATGTTCCTAGTAGTAACAACGGCACACAGGCCCCCAAATACAATAACACCCATGATAATATAGGGTAAGAGCTGCTCATACATGATAAGTACCCTACATTTACTTAATATTTACCTATATCTGTCCTAAATAGACCCCCACACACCTGTATTTCCACTAGCTTCTAAGCGTGTGTGTTTTTTTGTGTGGACATTAAAAACAATGAAAAAAAATTCAAAATTGACTACAGGAGGACATACATGTCCGACTGTTAACATGTTAATGTTAGTGTTGTATTTGAATGTATGAAAAAAAATGAAAAAATTGACCACAAGGTTTTTAAAAAAAGAAAATAAAAGAAATATAATGACTTATGAAAACAAAATTTGCAGTAGATGCACCAGGCGATGTTATTGTATAATATTTGGAACTATACAATATTGTGATGCTTGCTTTGAAGCTGTAATGAACGACCCCGACTCAAAACCGATCATGGAACAACTATTGAAAAACTATGGCACGAATTAGATCAACCACTTACGAAATGCATAAAAACTTTTGTGGGAATTGTGGCATAATTTTATCAAAAAGATTAGATATTTTTGATCGCTGTCCAAAGTGTAAGGAAGTAATTGAAGCATGAAAATAGATATTAGATTTTCATGTCCTGAATGTGAAACCGAAATAAAAGTAAGTGACACAAGATGTTCTAACTGCAAAATATTATTGGACTGGGAAACATGATCAGACAATCAATATGCCGCAAGAGTGGGAAGAGCTACAGCAGAAAGCACATATTCAGAATCAGCCATTGTTCCAAAGATGGTATGGCCCTATGCTGCTTTTGTCAAATACCCTGGACTAATCAATAGTATCTATAGTATGTCATAACACATACTATCCATACCTTTTTTTTATTTAATTTGAATGCAAGAAAGACCTGTTTGAATATCCCCTACTTGTTGGTAAAAATAATCAGTGTTTGTTATACAAAATCTATTCCACGTTCTACCTACGCCAGTTCCAGCACCATAAATTGCTGTGGTCACAACTCCATTTTGAAATCCACAATAAAGCGCCCAATTATTAGCTCTAAATGTGTTTAAAATAAAAAGAGTTACCCCTGCGGCAGGCTGATATGATGTTAAACCATCAAGATTAACATTTACAGCATCCCCTGCAACCATGATTTAGAATTTCCACCCCAAAGCAGATCCGTATTTTTCACAATTATTCAAAGTAATTTCTGTTATTTCTCTTTCTTCATATTCTTTTATATTTCCATTTTTATCAAATATAGGTTGATTCACTTTAAAGATTTCTGTTGGAATACTATTATCAGCTTCCTCACATTTACAATGAACACAATCAATTAAAGGATAAGATTTTTCTATATTTGATTTATCGCATTTACATAAAATTTTTTTCCATAATGGATTTTCGTGTCTTCCATTAACTTTCAAAATTTTTTCTTTTTTCTTTTTCTTTAATTCCATTTCTAAGCTCCTATTATCATCCTAGTGTATAAATTAGAATCTGCAATTAATGTATCCGTTGTACTTAGTGATCCACCTTCTCCTACTGCATTAGAATGTACGTGAGCTGATACCCCCGTACTTCCACCACCCCCACCAAACGACAAATTAAAGCCCCACCAATGGTTTAGACTTTGGCATAGCTGCCATCTGACCTGATATGATTGTAGGGCCTGCAGCTCCTGGTTGAACGGTTACTGAAACAATATTCATATTTGAAAAACTTCTAAAGTTTGATGCTGGTAAATTTACCATTGTACCAATTGAAGAATTTAATCTATAGCTCGCTGCATTTGCTGCATCTTGGTTTTCAATTTGCAAACTAATTGCAATTGCATTAAATTCTGTTGGAAATGTAATAACTCTAAGATTACCTGGAGCTGCCGCTGGAACTGTAATTAAAACTGGAAATGATTCTAATTGTGTGTCTGCAGGTTTTGTTAAGACTTCAAACCCTTGAATGACTGTAGGCATTTTTTAAAAACCCCTAGAACATATTTGCGTATTTTATAATGAATTGATAAGCTTGAAGACCTCCACCAAGTATTGTTTGTGCTGATGAGTAACTTAATTGTTTACCACCTGATGCACCTCCAACGGCTATATTCAAAGGGCCCGGAACAGTTCTTCCTGCAGAACCTGGATTAGAGTTGGCACTAAAGAATGTAGGGCCTGCTTCTAAATTATTAATGAAAAGTCTAGTTTGAAATTGTACTGTAGTTAATGGTTGAACTGCATTTACATAATCTATAATTGAATTATCTTTGTTTAATTGTTGTACTGATAAACCTGTTACATCATCTGTTGCCAATGCAAATACATTGATTGCACCTGGTGCAATTCTTGTATATTGTCTCATAATTGGAACTGCCATATCTATAATACCTCCATAGCTGGGGCTACATTAGCGTTTCCCCCTACAGGTCTTGAAAACATTGAAAGTGCCATTGAGCCAATTATTCCTTCAATACCGCCCATTAAGTAAGCTCCTGCTGGTGCTGCATATCTTCCAAATTGTGAATTTGGTGCAATCATTCCAATTGCT